AGAACCAGAACGCCAGCGATTGCGGCGAGTGCTTTTTTCGATTGCAAAATTTGTCGAACGATATCCATGCGTCACCTCCTGCGTTGAGATTGACGAACGCGGGAGTATTTGTCAACCCCGCTTCACCTCCCAGGGAAAAACATGCATCCGCCTATCCTTCCTTTCTAAGCTGCGATTCGTCTGTCTGGTACGCACTGTACGCACCCGCCTGTCACCTCCGAACGCAATTCCCCCCTCCCGCTCCGCATATTTAACGAGGTTCGTACGACCGAACGAACGGTCCCATCCTCACGGGATACCTGACGACGAATAGGGTTCCGCCGCAACACATCTGCCCGAGGATAGTCTCCCTCGAAACGGTCTTACCGAATTGGCTTAGGCTGGTTGAATTCCCGTAGCAGTCCTTGTCGCACTCGACAGTCCGTGCCTGCTAACAACACGTATTCGCCCGTTTACAGTGAGCTATGGACGTAAAAAAACCGACCAAAGAGTGGAACAGCACTCTCGGGTCGGTTGAAAAGCAGCCGAAGCTGCGTATTTCTGATTGTTGGCGATGCTGTCCCATCGGCAACACAACTCTACGTATTCACCACTGATTTGTCAATCGTAATCACCTTCTGAATGGCTCAACGCCTTCCACTTCGTAAGCTGTTCCTCCTTGTAGGCTACGTGCCTCTTAGCAAGATCCAGTTCATTCACCTTCGTTGCAATCATAGCCGCTTTTGCTTCCTCGAAGGTTTTCCTGATATGGTGATATTCGCTGTCCTTGCTTTCCCTCCGACCATCACCATGGAATACAAACTTTTCAGTCTCTTTAATCACTGGGATTTCATGGATCCCGCCATGGCTCGTCGCCTCATACCACGTCTCCGCAACACTCGTATCGCTCATAGTCAATCTCCAGTTGGTCGAGGGCCAAACGTAATTCGCTCAACACTCACAGCGTGGCACATTCCAGTGTCCAGTGCTTCCACAACTCCCACTGGAAACGGCCCGTAATTCCCTTCGTTCTCCTCATGGTCCGTTGACCAAGCCAGCAGCCGACCCTGCTTCCAGTCCTGTACTGTTTTCGTTTTGTAATCGAATCGGCAGAACCAGCACAGGTCACCAATTCGGTTGGGGGAATTCAGAAGTAGCGGTTGAGCATCGTATTCCTCAGTACCACGCCCTGTGGGCCAGTCGCCGTAATTCTTCTCAGCTGGTTTTACAGGCACCCCAACACGACGACGGTATTCGAATTCAACCGCCTGCTTACCCACCCTGTGCGATGCACGCCATTCCTTCGGATACCTACGACTACGGCATTCGTCGCCACGCTGAACGAGGTCGTCCGCTTCCAGCATTTTCCACTCCAGTGAATATTCTTCATCGACCACCTTAATATCAGCCATCACTTCGCTCCTTTTTCTTTCAGTTTGGTTAAGAATTCACCCTGCCTGTCAAGCCGAGCAGTCAGCTCTCCAATCACTGCCTGGCACTCCTTCAAGTCTGCTTCCAACACTTTGTTGACCTGACGCTGCGCCTTCAATTCAGCCCAGCAATCCCTGACACTCGCCACAGCGTTGTTGATGTTGTGGTTCGCGCCAGCGTATCCCTGCTTCAATTCGCCGAAACGCTTCTCCCACCATGCCAACGTGAATTTGTCAGGCATCAGGTCACGGCGTTCCTGTAGTTGTTCCGTGAATGTCTTCTCAGTCATCCGATAGAACCTTACTGAGAGCGTTTACCCATGCTGTCCACTTCCGAATAGGGGCTGATTTAAGCCTCATACCGCGTTCACTGCCCTGTCGTTTCGATTCCTGAAAGCTACGCTCGGAATGTGCCAGTGCGGCCTTACAGTGTTGCAGTAGCGTTTCCAGTGAATGACCAGCACCAGCCTTGCCACAATACGGACAGAACGGCGTGGTCATATCTCGCTCACAACAACGCTTGGATGCAACATCGTCTTGTGCTAATTCATCGCTCACGAAAACCTCCCATCGAATAAGTGTTTCACTTTCATACCCGCTTTACGGTCACCGTACGGCAGCATGCGAACCGTCTGCTTGCCCACCGTAATCTCCTTCGGAATACGCATCTTCGTTCCCTGACTCTCGGCCATGCCGTAAGCCATTCCTACAGCCTGCTTCCACGTTCGGCCGCTCTTACCAGCACGGTACAGTGCCGACACCATGATCTCAGCACACGTCTTCTTCTTAGGTGCCTTCGAATCCTTACGCTTGATCTCATTTAATTCGGTGCCGTTGAATTCCAGACCCTGCGATCCACGCTCCTTCGGCGTTGGTTCATAACCACACGACTTGCACCGCCCACCTCGGTACACAGCTGTGCATTGCGGGCACTCGATCGTCGGACGCACTCCCTCCTCACCAGATGGCTTCGTGGTGTAGTCCAGATTCCAATCCACCTCATCCTCAAAGAATCCCAGCTTCCTGTCACTGCTGAGATTCCCGCCATGATCCAGTACGATTGCGTCCATGATCTCTGGATGCCGGCGTGATGCCCGAGCAATCATCTGGCGCCAGCGTTTCCGACTGCCGACTGCCGTACACATCTGAACGCAGCTCACACGCGGAATATCTGTTCCCCGTTCACACACACCCACATTGCACAGGTAATCGATCTCACCACTGTTCAACGCCTCGTACAGCCAGAGCCTCATGTCGTCAGGCGTATTGCCGTCAACGTATTTCGCTCGCACACCGTTCTGTTCCAATAACTGCTGAGCCTCTTTGGCATGTGTTCGCCGTGGGAAGAATCCAATGGTTGCCCGCCCTTCCGCTAATCGCTTCCAATCTCGCACCAGATCGCCGCTCATGCCCTCCATTGCCGCAGACACGGAATCCTTCGTGAATTCTCGGCCTCGCTTCACGAGCTTCCCAAGGGCACCGTCAGTGGCGTGGAAGTAGCGGTATGACTTCAGGAATCCATTCCCGATCAACCATTCGGGAGGCTTACCCGTGACGATCTCTCGGTACACATCAGCCAGCCCCTTCGATTCAGGTGTCGCTGTCAGCCCAATTACAAACGGTGGAACCAATCCCGTCGCTTCCCGTTTCTCCAAATGTGCCTTCAGGAATCTGTGGAATTTGGAATGGTGTGCGTGAGCTTCATCGAACACGATCAGATCGAACGTCATGTCCCACGAATATTCGCCTCCCTCACAGAACCAACTCAGCATCGTGTCGATCGAAGCAACCTGAATCTTGAACGCTGGGTTGCAGTCTCGACCTGACATCAGGACTGCTCGTGGTAATTCAGGTTCCTCGCGGAACGAATTCATGGCGTTGTCCACCAGCCCACGACCGTACACTACGAACAGTGCATTCCCTGATTGCTTGTCGCTGAGTTCAGTGTTGTGGTAGGAACCCAGAATCCACTTGGCTATTCGCGTCTTGCCGACGCCTGGTTCGGCCTGCAGAATCACCGAACGGCGAGCCTTCAGGGCCGCACGCACTCGTTCTTTGTGGTCGGCTTGGTGTGGGTAGAGTTCTGGAAGGATGACCTGTTTCATCTCAGTTCATACCTCGCTAGATGCTTAAATTCAGTCGGTTCATCCCTCGGTGGGAATATGTCGTGTGCCTCGTGAATGGCGCCGTGGCAGATGTAACAAAGTGGAATCAGGTCGTCGACAACACTCTCACGATACAGCGTGTCGTAATGTCGGTGATGCACATTCAACTGCTCTGTTCTGCAACACGTTCGGCACTGTCGTCCGTAGTGCTCGTAAACCTCCAGTTTAACCAATCGCCAATGTTCGCTTCCCAGGTACTTCGAATACCACTCGCTAGTTTCCTCCCCGTCACCACGGTATTCAGCAGCACACTTCCGCGTGTAACGGGCGACCGATTCGAATGCCCCAGCCGTCAAGTGATGCCAATACAGTTCCTTCGCCATCTCTCGGTTGGTGATCGACGGAATCATGTCGATGAACTCCATCACCTTCGAGAGCATCATCCACGCTACCCTCGCGCGGACTAAGGGTTCAACTTCAGGACCACATTCCTCACGGGCATGTCTACACGCCGCTTTGATCTTCAGGGGGTTGGCGACAATACGCCCTTCTCCAGGGAACATTGCCTCAATCCACAGAGGCAGATACTCACTCATTGTCCAATCCTTTCAGAGAGTAGTTGAAATGCTGTTGCTGCGCACACGGGAACTTGTCCGTTGCCAATGGCTTTAATTCTGTCCACATAATGGGCCACCCCATGAGTGCTTCGAATGCCATAGGGTTTGGGTATATCGATCCATCCTCGTACTTCCCTTCTGTCAGTTTTTGAAACTGCGCTGCCCGCTGCCCGAACTTGCAACCGCTGCTGCTCCCCTTCCAGTCCGACGCTGTTGGGGTATCCCACGATCCAGATTCGATCTCGCTTGTGGGGCGCACCGCACTCTGCCGCTGATACGCAACCCCATTCCGCATCGAACCCCATTTCGGCCAGATCACCGAGGACGCTTCCGAGTCCTCGTACAGTGAGAGCTGGTGAGTTCTCCACAAACACGAATCGGGGTTGTACCTCGCGAATAATCCGCGACATCTCGCACCAGAGACCACTTCGTTCCCCAGTGATTCCCTCACCACTTCCGTTGACTGAAATGTCCTGGCAGGGAAAGCCGCCAGAAACCACGTCAGCAATTCCTCGCCACGGCTTTCCGTCAAAGGTTCGCACGTCATCCCAGATGGGGAACGGCGACAGAATTCCATCATTTTGTCGCATTGCGAGTACAGCTGCGGCGAAGTGGTTTTGCTCGACGGCACAGATTGTTCGCCATCCGAGCAAGTGCCCTCCGAGTATTCCACCACCAGCGCCCGCGAAAAGTGCCAACTCATTCATCGTTCTCCTCGTCCTCCGCAATCTGTTCGTCGACCTCATGCATAGCATCGGTCAACGACTTAGCATAACCGATGCGGGTGTCTTCAGGTCCGTCGTATTCGTCGTGGGCGAATTGCCAGTCGTGCGCCCGAATCGGAATCGGCGGGGGATCGTAAGTGATTGTGTAGCCTCGGTACTTCATTTCATCACATCCAGTTCGCCAATAATGGTCTCACAATCTTCGAGAGACTGATCTCGAAACGATATGGGCTTCAGGTCGTGCAGGTCACACAACGCCCGCATCAACGCCTCAGTCGTTTTCTTCGCTTTGCTGCGGGCAATTCGCCATTCCTCTTTCTTCGGTGGTTCTGCGGGTGGCTCGTCACCAGATTTGTCGGTGTCGGACGTGCGGGTGTGCTCAGCTAATCGATCAAGTTTTTCGTCAGAATGCCGTGGTGGCGGGGATGCACACCCAGTGTCGCTCGGCCCTTCAGATGCCCCTAAATCCTGCCCAGCTTCCGTAGTCTGTGTATTTGAAGGGGACAATGTCCCCTTTTCTCCATCAGGTGGGTAGGTTGCCTCTTTTCGTTCGGCCACGATGCGTTTCACGGTGCGAGCATCGACCCCCGCTTTCTCAGCGATTTTCGCCTGTGTCATCTTGCCGCCGTTGTCCAGCAGCCATTCAACGCAGTGACGTTTGTCCGCGCGGCTCATTCGCAGACCGTGGGAATCGTTCGCGGTCATGCCGAAGACTCGAGCGTCCTTCGCCGTCCCCTTGTGGATTTTGCAGGGAATCGACGCCCGCTTCACCCGCTGTGCAGCCAGTGTTCGGTGGAATCCGTCAGCCACGAAATAGTCAGTGCCGTCGTGGAAGACATCGAGTTCTCCCAGTGGCCACTTCTTACTGGAATTGTTCTCAAGCACCCCAGCGTAATCGTCAACAACATCCTCGTTGATCTTCACTCTGGCCTGGGTGTCCGCGTCAATTCGTAACAGGTCAATCGATACTGCTTGGGTCGTCATCTTCAATCCTTAAAAGGGAACGTCTGGGTTCTTCATCTTCAACTCAGCTGCCTTCAGCCGCGATCCATACTCAATCCGCATATCAACCAGTTCTTCACGACTGAACGAAACCGATTGTGTCTTCAACTGCTCTAATCGCTCCACGGTCTCTTCACCTCGCACAGCCAACATCCACTTCCGAAACGCCTGAGGCGCACCGCTCTGGTAGACGTTGCACGCGGAACATTGAGGGGCCACGTTGTCCTCTTCCAGCAGGATTGAATTCCTCCGACTGGATATGAAGTGCCCCGTGTGAATTCCTTTGATCCCGCTATTCCACGCATCAGTTTTTCCACACGTCACGCACACACATTCACCGACGTATCGAGCAACCTGCCGAATCTCACCATCAACTACGGCCGTGACGAACTGCCTCGGATCCGCTCCGAATTCCGCCCTCGCCATCTTCTGGAACAGTGGTGCAACGAACTTCCGAACGTACGTCGATATCTGAAACTCCTTAGCCTTTTCCACGAGGCGACTCTTGTGACGTGCCGCTTTCTCTTCAGGCGTCAGGGGCATTCTTCAACCTCCAGTCACGGCATTTCTGTGCGTTCTTCTTCTGGCACTTCTCGCACCGACTATTCCCCTTGGCCGAATCGCCACCGCAAGAGACACAACACTTGAGTTCAAGCAATTGAGCCTCGCGGTGTCTCGCCCGTGTGTTCTCACGAATTCTGCAGCGTTCGCAACGCCTGCCGACTGACGGTGCTGGCTGAGTGCAATTGACACAGAGGCCAGCAGCAACTCGGCGTTGTCGTGTTGTCGTCATTTGTCAAAGCCTCGTCGCTTTAGTGATCGTCAATTCCGTACGAAGCGTCACAAGCTGCCGCGTAACATCCGCTGTCGAATCACGAAACTCCAGCAGGGCCACTCGCTTCTTTTCCTTAATCCGCTCGTCATCAGCCTCTGCCGCTTCGTACACAGCTTTGAGCGTTTCGAATTCCTTAATCAGATCCGCTGCACCCTTTTCACCGATGCCTGGACAACCCTTAATTCCGTCGACCGAATCGCCCATGAGCATCTGGAATTCAGTCCACTGCTCAGGCTTCAGCCCCGTTGCCTCAATGTGTGCAGCTGTCGACAGCCACTTGTAATCGGGCAGCATCTCGCCGCTGGTGGGATTCTCCATCCACTCCACGTCGAGCAGCATATTCACATGGTCTGACAAACACTGACGCATGTCTTTGTCCTGTGTCATCAGCGTGACGCGGCCATCGAACTGGGCCGCGTAGCTCGCCATCATGTCGTCAGCTTCCATGCCCTCCTGACTGACGCACGCGAAGTTCTTCTTTTCCAGCAGCTCACGAACCAGATTCAACTGTTGCCCTAATTCAGGATCCTTCGCTGGTCGAGGTTTGTACGGTGCGTCCCAACCCTCAGTTAATGCCTTGCGGTGATTCACGCGACTGTCGAAACAGCAAGCAGTGTCGGTAAGCCCCTTCTCTTTGAGGCGATCAACCGTGCGATCAATCCAGTCTGCAACACCCTGTGCGGCCTCAATGCCAGCACCACTGAACCAGAATCGGTGCAGGAAATAATTCACGTCGACTGCCAGCATCCATGGATCCTTGGCTGGCGCCGCCTCTCTGTTGGGCGACTTCCGCGATTCGTCAGACGTTTGCCCAACCATTCCAGCCAACAGCGAATCACGATCTGGTTTCTTGGCAACCTGCATGTATTGGGTGTACGTCGCCTCGTGGCCACGATCTTCTTCCTTTGGATACGCTCGGCATACACCTGCTGTGCGAGACGCATGCCCAGGGCTCATCCATTCTGGAAACACTTGGTGGTAGTGTTCTGGCCATCGTGCTTCGCTGTACTTGGCCAAGTCGCCAAGCCAAAACGAGATATCTCGACTGAGGCTCGCCAGATGTTTCCCGAGGTCTTCTGCTTCTTCGATCGTCAGGTTTTTGCAGTCGAGGAAACGCTTTCGGAATCTGTTCTCTTCAGTCATGATCTACCCTCACTCCGATCTTGTATGTGACATTATCGCTAACGATCAACAGTTCCGCCCCTGCGTATTCGCCGCGACCTGGTAGACCCACTTCCGCACCAGATTCAACCAGAAACGGCTTCAGTTGTTTGAGGAAACCTAACGACAACTGGATGTTCGCCTCGCGCATATCCGCCCGTTGTAAATCCCGGTCCCGTTCGGCTGGTGTTCGCCTGTCTTCATATCCTCCAAACATCATCACTTACCTCACTCAAAAGGAACATCGGAATCGACGCCATCAGTACCGTCTTCTGTCGAGTTAATTCGTGCGTAACAAGCCTGCAACGCATCCTGTGTCCAACACGTATAGTCGGCCGCTGGAAACTCTCCGACGATGGAAACAACGAATCGGTCGAAACCCTCACGTAAGTCCGCAGCACTCTTCACGTCGCCCGCGAACTTGGCCTGCCAGTCCTTTTTGAGTAGGTTCAAATCACCTTTGGTAATCTCATGCTCTGACTCTTTGGGCAACGCCCACGATGGCAGCTTCGGTGGCTTCCAATAGTAAACCCCACCACCAGACTTTTCTGGTAGCCGTGCGTAATTCCAGCCCTTGCCACCTTTCTCTGCGACCTCCGCGAATGTTTCGTCCAGGTGATACAGATAGCGGCCGATTTGCCAACACGCCCCTGCCCTTTTCATGGCCCCTGAAAATCCGCCTTTCGCTGGTTCGATTTGCGTTGGCTCACTGACATCGTATTTCGTGACCCACTCGTCATCGACTTTAATCGAAATCCCCACCTGAATAGAGAATGCACCTGGACGGACTTCATGAACAACCTGTGGCGTGTTCTTCCAGTTCTCAGGACCAACCACGTCATCCAGCCGTGTCATAATTGCACGGGCCGTGATATAGGCCAGGACGTTGCACCAGACGCGACCACTGGTATTTCCAGATCGCGAAACACGCCACTCAATGTCTTCTTCAGGGAATGGCCCTGCTAGTCGTTTTAGATTCATCTTGTTTCCTTTTGAAATGATGCGGGCCTCTCACCCGCCCGAGCGTTATTGTTGATTGACATTGCACACACGCTTCCTGCAATGATTCACTGTATTTGCCGAACCCAACTCTTAGCGTCGTGCTGTTTCCAGCGAGTTGCTTTCGCGTCCTCTCGTAGCTCGGCCCCTCTGCAGAGGTGGTCTAATTAGACTCCAGTCTTCTCAGCTTCGATCTGCTTTGCCGCTTCATCTGCGTCTTCCATCTGCGAATGCGTCAATACGTCGCAACTCTCCACCTTGAATTGCACACAGCCTGTTTCTGTTTCGTGGACAACGCGGCCGTAATCACCAGCCAGATAACGATCGTCGGCGCCAGTCAGCTTTTGTAATGCCTCCACAGCACCATTGATGTCGGTCAACGATCCATGACCAACTAAGTGGTGGCCAACGGAAAGGGAAAAACTCTGAGTCATTGTGTTACTTTCTGTTAAACAACTTCCGAAGAAACGATCTCGATACATTCACTCACGGCCAGCACGCGACCAGCCAACTCCACTCCTATCTCATTCCGCACATCAACGCGGATGCAGTCTTTGTCTCCAGGCTGAAACCCTCGCACACTGCGATTCGGTTTCCTTGAGAAGACCGCATACTGCATATCCCCACGCTCCATGTCTCTCGCTACCCACACCGTTCCCACTTGATCCTCCTTGTAAACATGGTTTCAACGCTTTGCCGAATCCTTCGACAGCAATTCCTTACGAACAATTCTGCACTCTTGGGGAGCGTCGACTCCAATCCTCACGACACTCTTCCGAATATCCAACACCTGAATGGTCACACCCAGTTCAGGCAACTCAATTACCTCGTTCAGCTTTCGACTCAACACAAGCATCCCTGCTCTCCTCTGTACGTACCTATCAATCAGAAATGTAATGTGGGGTTTCGAACTACCTATGGCTTACGTGAACGGATCCAGCTTTTGCCGAACCTTGTTCGAACAGCACTCACGCAGCATTCGTCCTATCTCAGAGAATCGTCGATCCCAGGTCTTCACCAGCTCTGCGTTGTCTAATTCGCCAACGCAATCTTTCTTGTACTTCTTAACGACTGTTTCCAACGCCTTCAGCTTCGTATCGACCGACTCGACTCCCGTCTGCTTCTTACCGCCGTGTAAACGTGAATGGACGATGGGGTCGTTTTCGAATGACCGCTGTTTTGATCGAAACTGCGTAGACCGATTCTTTGAACCGATTCGCTTTATACCGAAAAACTGCTCTGTGTGGTGGATCGCATCACCGTTGCGAAACCTGCAGGCACTCAGCTGATCAATGAACTTCACGACGACCTTCGAGTGATCACCCGTGAAGTCATCCACCTGTGCCTTGTCTGCAATCGTGTCCAGCAAAGCATCTTTCAGTTCTGGCCCTGCTGTCCCCTTGTCAGCCTGAAACGCAGTAGCCACCCAGGTATATGCCTGTCGTCGCTTATACAGTTTCTCAATTTCAGACTCACGACGACCAGTAACATCCGCAATGTCGCGTGCGCTGTCGGAACCCCTGACCATGAATTCGTCAATGAGGCTTCGCAGAACGAAAAGAGAATCCACAGGGGCCGCTGTGTTCAACCGTAGGTTTGCGGCGAAACGAATCTTCCTGGCTGTTTCATCACTGCACTTGATGATGTATGCAGCAAAGTGCGTACTCCCCGTCTTCTCATTCGCATGTAACCGCTGACAACCATCCAGAACATCAAAGCCGCGTGGAGTCTTTCGCACAATCACTGCTGGTGCAGCTGACCCTTCCACCATCATGTTGGCATAAGAATCGATCGCCTCGACTACCTTCGCTTGCCCGTCAGGTCGCCCCAGGTTCTGAACATTCCAGCCACTAACAAGCTCGTCATATTTCATGCTCTCTCGGTACTCTGGCTCAACAGACATTACCGATCGCAAATAGTGTTCTGTTTTGTGGTCTACAGTAAACATGCTACCTCTTTTCGTTAATGAAGTTCTCTGCCTGTTGAATACGTTCCGGCAACAATTGCAGGACACGAACAATGCCGTCAACAACCTTAATGTCTTCTTCGGAATGACGCGCTTTCGCCAGCCACCCAGCGTCTTTCATGTATTGAGTTCGAAGACCGTCAAATGCGAGCAGCGCGTCATGCACAAGGCTGGACGCATGTTCTAACGCACGAAGCCCGCCACGTTGCTGCTCTTTCGATTGACGTTCGATCGAGGTCTGGATCGTCTCTTCCTGAGACAGTTTTCGGAACACGGCCGTCTTCGCCTTCGACGAAAGCCCTTCGAATAACGACTCAATTTTTCGCATCGACTCTGAGCCAGCTCGCAGCTTCTCTGTCTCAGCCGATCGTTGTTTCTTTTTTACTGAGACACCGTGGACGATGTTCGTTCCTTCACTGACGGACAGCTTACCGTCACGAACCTGCTTCACGAGAGCTTCGGGAGCATCGTTGATGAGCGTCTGGGCACGCTTCACGGAACTGACACTGACATCCAATAACTCAGCGGCACCGTGCTGTGAAAGCAAAAGCTCATTTGAGCTTTTGCTTTCCTTGCTCGTTCTGTCACCACCCTTCTTCGTCGTCACCATCTGAGCAGCAATCACTGACCGTTGCGATGGTGTCAAATGCCGACGCATAATGTTCATGCTGACAATCAGCGATTTTGTCGCTTCTTCAGTCATGCCAACCGTTTCAAACTCTGGCTCCACTCCCGCAATCTGGCACGCCACCAATCTGTTTCGGCCATCGATAACCGCTCCATTTTCATTCTTCAAAATTGGACTTTGCTGTCCGTTGGTGGCGATATCGTCAGCCATTGCGTTGAGTTTTGCTTCTGTCATCATAGGGAACATTTCGGCCACTGGGTGAGTTTTGCTTGCGTCGATCATTGCGTTGAGTTCCGCGTACTAGCTGAGCGAACTTCGTATCCTGAGTCTCTGTGTTGTACGTATGGTACGGCGGAATTATGTTGCCGAGAGTGAGGTTGGTCATTGACCCATCGCCTCCTTCAGTGCCCAGCGTTTCACATAGAAGCGGCCACTGGCAGTGCGGCGGTAACCCTTCGCGGGAAACAGACCGTCGTGAATCCAACGGCAGATCGTCCACGA